GGCTGCATCCCGGGGCTGGATTTCAGCAAAATGCCGTCATGCAGCACATCGGCATCGTGCGAGGTAAAGCCCAAGGTTACGCCATCGGTCCGTTCCAACCGCCAGCCATAAGCGACCGTGATAAGCGGCCCATCCATCCACGCGTCCATCAAGTGGCTTCCCGAATTTCAACCAATGGTACCGTCGGCATATCGCCTGCGCCAAAGGTTGCCCGCGCAAGATCCAGCCGATCGGTTGCAAAGCGCACGGGCACATCAAAACGGAAACCGGCGGTGATAACGGCACCCGTATCAGGCGCAGTTTGAAATTCGATTATTCCGCCAGCAGTCAGCGACCAACCTGTTGCCGCCACGTTATTCACCGCAACCGTCACAGAATTTGGCACGGGCCGGGTGATGCGCCGTACTTGACCGTCGGTGCCATAGGTTTTGATCAGCGGAAATGCGGTGCGCACGCCGTCACCTGTCCCCAAGATTTGATCCAGTCGATCCGGCGCACCGGTCATCACATGCGAACTGTTGTCGAACGGGTCGGTAAAGCGAAATCCGACCGCTGGCCCATGCCGCGCCCGAAAGAACGCAAGCAAGATACCAAGATCATTTTCGGAGCGAACACCCGGGCTGACATCGTAGCTAAGCCGCGCATTTTCCCAGCTGCTGTTGCGGCGTTCATGCCCCGATAGGGTGGTGACGATATTGGTCGAGAACTCCGCCGTCAGTTCCGCCTCGCGGCCAATGTCCAGCGGGAAAAGCACGTCATCAAATTCCTGCACAGCCGCATCCTCCTGTCCAATTTCGAAATAGGTAAATCCGTCACGGGCCACCTGCGGTAGCGCCCAGATAAAGGTTTCCGCTGTGCCCCGTGCCCTGCTCGCGCGCGCGGCGATCTCAATGTCCCTCCACTGCGCCTTGTCTTCGGGGCGCAGAACGAAGCCGCTAAAATAATGCTGCGCATCGACGGGGTAGCCAAGGCGCTCTGCCATCAGCGGAACCGCCCGCCGCGTGGCGCCATGGTTGCCCGATATGACCCAGTCATAATCTTCCAGCTGAAGCACATCGAACGCGGGCGCGGACCATTCCAATGGAACATTGGCACGCATCGCTTCGGGTGCCGATGGATCAAGAACCGTTGGCAGATACACCAACAATAATGTCTCTATGCCAGCCGATCCCGCCTCATCCGTCGCAGCAGCGCAGATGGATGCAGTCGACGCCGCGAGTATCGCACCTGCCCGGTCCAGCATGGCCTTTTGCGCCGGCGACTTTGGACCCTTTATGTCGGAAATGCTGACCGACAATGTCCCGAATGCGGCAGTCGCAGCCGCATCATACAGGCAGATGCGGCCGTCGGGCATGATCCACCACCATGGCTCGCCAATCTGAAACTTCACCGGCAGCCCGGCCTCTTTCAAGATGAAGACAAATGCCCGCGCGACCGCCTTGAGATAATTCATCGCCCCGATATGCGCAGGCGACAGCAACGTGGATGGCGGGACCCATCCGGTTAGTGCGCGGTCACCATTTTCCGCCCGCTGTTTCCAGTCATTCCAGCAATGCGCATCGAACAATTCATAACTGAGCGAGAAAATCAGATCGAAGCCCAGCACCTTTGCCTGTGCCGCAAAATTTCGGTGCCACGCCCGGCAGGGCGCGTTGAGCGCACCACCCGCCAAGCTGACATAATGGCCATTACCCAATGGCTCGAGCCGGAAATAATGGCTCATGCCGACATAATGATTGATCGTTTGCCGGTAGCCAAGGGCATGGATCTGGCGAACCAACCGCGCCGGGGTCTGGTTATAGGCATCGTCATAGCCGGTTGCCATTTTCAGGTCATGCTCGGGCATCATGACATCGCCGGTGTCCAGCATGACGCCAGCACCGTCGCATCTAATCCCCGTCAGTTCCACCCACGCTTCAACAGGCGCAGGCAAATTTCCCGGCACGCCGGTATATCCCGGCGGGATGAGCGATATGAAAATCTGGTCAATGTCGCCCGCAAAAACAGGGTCTGCCTCTTGCGGCAAAAGAAACCCGCCCTGAAGGTTGCTGAAGTCCAGCACGATTTCGGCATCTTCCGGCGTGCCGACGGCGTAATTCCAAAGACGGATATACCAGCTTTTGGCCACACCCGTCGCATCGCGACCGTTGATGGTGAGCGTTGGGCCGTTGACGGCATCAAGCGGGATGATACCCGCCGACCGCCACCGGAATTTCATCGTCAACCGGCGGTAATCGCGGTTGGTTTCATAGGCCAATAAGGGGTGATCCCAATGATCGGCGCTGTCCCAGATCAAGCCCGCCAGATCATCGCTGCGATAAAATATGGCGTCCGCACGCAAGGATTCAGGGCCAGTCGTCACCACGGATGCCATCATCGGACGCGGGAAATTGACCGTCCAGAAACGCGGGTCAAAGCGCATGACGGGCACAGATTTCTGCTGCCGTCGTTGGTCGCAAAGCCAATATGCCATGGTTCAATCCCGCGCCAATGCTTGCCGGACCGCACGCGCCACATGCCGCGAAGAACGCTCAAGTGCGGCAGGCGCGCTGCCCTTGCCCGAATCCGACACGTTGATGGTCAGCCGCAGTTGCATTGGCGCCCCGGCAGCGCCACCCGTTTCAATACGCCCGCTGCTCGTTGGGACAAACAGCTCTGGCCCGCGCTCACCCACGCGGTACGCCCTGCCCGGCGACACTGGCCCGCCCGTGGCACGTCCGGGTGCGCCAAGCGCGTTGCCCAACAACGCACCCAATGACGCAAGCAGGCCGCCCCCGCCAGACGCACCTCCGCCTATGTTGTTGAGGCCTGCCTGAATCGCGGAACGCGCAATCTCCGAAAGCACGGACAGCGCAATCCTGCGTAAATCTTCAAAGCCGAATTTACCGCGCTGGATGGCACCAACCAGGCCGCGTTCCAATGCGGCGCCCGCGCGTTCAAGGCCATCGGCAAAAGGGCCGTCAAGTTCAGCCCGCATCGTCGCGACGTCGCTTGCAAAGGCGCGGGTATCGGCGCGGACCGATACGACCAGCCTGTCGATTTCTTCGTCCATCATTGGTCTCCTGCCGCTCCATCTGGAAACAGCGACATCAGCTTTTGAATTTCGTTCGCGTCAGGCGGGGCCGCGTCTTGGCCGTCGGCACCCTTGAAAATGGCGAGCAGCTCGGCTGGGGTCGCATTCCAAAATTCGTCCGGACGCCACCCCAATTGCAGCGCGCAGATCGCGCTTAACCGCAATGCGGTTTCACCAAATGTCATCGCCCGCTTAAAATCTGCCCAAGCAGAATTTTGAGCGCAGGCGTCATCGCCGCAAGACCCGCTTGTGTAAGGCGCTCGCTAAACTCGGCGCGCGTCACCCCCGCATCGGCGTCGGTTCGGCAGTGCCAAAACAGACTGACCATTTCCGATAGCTTCAGCCCCCCCGCGGCCGCACGTTCGACCAAGGCGAAGAGCGGCCCAAGTTCGTCTTCACACGCCACCAGCGCCGCGAAGGTTGGACGCAGCAAGATATGCCCGCCTTCCACCGCAACCATCGCCTCACCGCGCAGCGCATTGGCCAGCCGGTTCATAAGGATGTCACCTGACCGCTGCTTTCAAGCGCCAGCGTATAGGAACGCTCGCCGTTGAAATCGCCGGCATAATCCAGCCGCGCGACAAGGAATTTGCCGCGCAGCCGGTCACCGCTTTCAAAGCTTAATTCATAATCGTCGAGCAGGCCGGACAGTGCGTTGTTCTTAATCCGCGTCTCTGCGGCCGATCCGGTAAAGACGCCAGCACCTGATACCGAAACCGAACGCACGCCCGCGCCCGAAAGCAGTTCGCGCCACGCGCCGCTGCCTTTATGGGTGATGACAACCGGATCGCCATTGATCGACAGTTGCGTGGTGCGGAGACCCGCAACCGTCGCATATACAGGCGTCGATGTGCCGTCGCCAACCTTCAACAGGAAGGCGCTTCCTTTTTCTGCAGGCATATGCCTTTTCCTTTCGAAAATGCCCCGCCAACTGGCGAGGAGATATATGATTATGCGCCGTTCGGCGGCGTCAGATCGCGAGCAACCGCACGCGGTACTCAAGCAGCCCGGCCCATGGCCCGGCCGGATCGCGAACAACCATCGAACGCAGGAAGGCGAGGCTCGCGATCCGCCAATCCGGAAGGTCGCGGGGTATGGCCAAAACGGCATCCTCAACATGCGACATCAGGTTGGACAAGCGGGTGGCGGACTCGCCATCATCCCACACCGTCAACGCCAGCCGGATTTCGCGGCCCGCAATGGTCTTTGTGCTCCAATCGCTGGCGATCCCGTCGTTGATCGCGACATAGGGAAATGCAGCACGCGGCGGCGGACCGTCATAAACGCCCGTCAGCGCATCCGCCAAAACGGGGTGCGCTGTCAGTGCAGCCACGGCGGCCGCCTGAAGCGTGTGCATCGCGCTGTTCATCGTCCAAAATTCCTTAATTGAGGGTCATCGAGCATGCGTCGCCGCAGGTTTTTGCCGACAAGGCAGATGCCATCGCCGTGGCGCTCCACATCGACCCCGGCGGGGCAGGGTGCCTGCATCAGTCGGTCGCAAATGTCGTCTGCGCGGCGTTCCGCCAATGCAGCGGCCTTTGCTGTGATCCGGTCGCTATTCACCGGACCTCCTCACAGGTGAGCCGCATCTGTTCCGGCGCAGCGGGATCGCTCAACACCGCGCGCACCGCGAGATATTTGCCGCGCCATGCCAAGCGCGTGGAAAGCCCGACGCCTTCACGCTTGCGCATGGTCACTTGCCAGCGGGGCAAGGCAGACAGAGCATCGGCGCGGGTTACATCGCCGGGCATCAGCGGCGAGACCGCAACCCATGCCTGCCCGTCATAGCGATATTTGCCCGATGCCCCCGCCAGACTGTCGCGGTCGCCAAGGCGGGTCTCGATATCCACGCGATCGCGCAGATTGCCTGCAAATTCGCCGCTCATACAACGCGCATCCGGCGCCAGGGTTGCAGCAACGCCAATGCAGCTGCGGGCGGGCCATCGTCGCTGGCACTGTCGCGATTGTTATAAAAATACCCCGCCAACCGCAGCAGACCAAGCCGAAGCGATTCCGGTAAACTTGCCCAATCGGTCGCCAAACCGGCGGTCATCGATATTTCCACGCGCCCGGCACTTCCGGGTTGAAGCACACGGAAATAGGCTTCGCCCTGTGATGAGAGTTTCAGCTCCCATGCCGACGCCGCAAGCGCAAAAGTTGCCCCCTCTGCCGGAATGCCCGTCACATCGGTGATCGCATGGACGGGCAGCGTCTGCAAAACCTGCCATCCGCTGCCTGCCGTGACGATTTCGGTTCCCGCGCGGCGCAGCAGGGTCTGGCGGGTAAACTGTTCCGCATGACCAATCGCCGCAAGGATCGCCGCCGCCAACGCGCTGTCGTCCATGTCCTGATCGACACGCAAATAGGCTCGCACCTCGTCCAGCATCACGCTGTCGAGGCCGAGCGGTTCCATGCTCAGCATTTCAATTTCCTTTTAGATAATCCGGCAGCCCATTGCCGTAAGTCCGGCCTTGAATGTGACTGCTGAACCCGCGATTTCGGACCGGAACAGCAATTGAACTTGCCCCGCCGTCGCACCCACCGACACAATGAAATTGGCCCTTATCGGAATATTTGTGGCGCCAGCGCGCACACCCGTTGTGGCCCCTGTCGTGACCCCGTCGGCAATTTGTTCGGTGCC